TTGTTTCGTGTTTCGTGGAATGGTGACGAAACTATAGTAATTCATTCAAAAGAAACTTTAATTGATCAATATGGGAAAGGAAATTTATTTGATGATTATATTTCTTGGGTTGGATATCCTCTAAACCTTTTTGAACTTAATAACATAAAGGAAAAAAGAGAAATTAAAAATATGCATGAAGTAATAGAGTTTTTAAATGATGATGATTTAAAAAGCTTATCAATTAAATTTGTATCTGATAATTGTGAGATAACTAGAATAAAATAGAAAGGAAAAAAGAAAATGGAAAATAATAAATTAATAGTACATTTTAAAACAGATTATGGAATTGAAAGAATGTACCCCACATGTGAAACTTCAAAATTGATTGTTTCATTATTTGGAGGGGATAAGTCAATATCAGATCAAAGAAAAGTTATATTAAAAAAATTAGGTTATGAATTTAAAGAAGAAGAAAGGAAAATATAAAATGAAAGATAAAAATAATAAACATATTGTTAATGTTCATGATTTATTAGCAATTGAATTTATGAGAATGAGAATTAAACATCCTTGTGACATTAATATTAATGAGGAAGGGAAACTATTAACCCCTTATTTTTCAATGTCTAAGAATGAATATATATCTCTTTTAGATATGCCACTACCTTACATGGTAAGGGCTTTTAATAGAACTTTAATTGAACTAAATAACCTAAAAGAAAATAGAAAGGAGGGTAAAAAGTTTAAAGTTACTTTAAATACTGATGAAACCTATTCAAAGATTGTTGAGGCTCAAGACTTGGAAAAAGCAAGAGAGAAAGCATACAATCAATTTTTTATTAAGGGTGGTAATCAAATGAAGTTAGAGGATCAAAACATTGACATAATAGACATTGAAGAAGTTAAATAAATAATTATTCTTGTTTCGTGTTTCGTGTTTCGTGGGGCATTTTTTATAATGCCCCTTTTTTATTGTCTAATAACAAAAAATTTAAAATATGCTTTTTGAGCTGTGGGAATGATAAAAAATTAAATTACACTACTACAGCACTTTTTGAAGACGAAAAAAAAAAAAATAATTTTTTTAAAAAAGAAGTGTACTAGTGTAATAGATAACAAAATTTATTAGTTTTCTCTTTTAAATCGTCATACACTACCCCTTTTTAAGTAGTGTAATAAATTAATAGTAGTGTAATAGATTTTTAATTAGTTTACAGAAAACAAGGTTTTTTTTCTAGATACCAAAAAAGAAAAATGTTAATTCTATTTGAATTAATACAGTATGAAAAAAGAGATAATAGACAAAAGAAAAGCAAGAAAACTAACCCCTAAACAATTAAGATTTGTTTATGAATTTTCTAATTATACTTTGTTAGGAAAACAATCAGCCACAGAGTCAGCCAGAAAGTCTGGATATAGTGAAACAGTATCTAAAAAAATGGCTTATGAATTGCAAGACCCAAACAAATATCCATTAGTTGCTGAAGCAATTCAAGATATGAAAAACGAATTAAAAGATAAATATTCAGTAAACATGGATAAACACTTATCAAGGCTTGAAGAGTTGGGAAGAAAAGCCGAAGAAGAAAAACATTTTTCAGCCTCAATAAATGCCGAACAATTAAGGGGCAAAGTTGGGGGGTTGTATGACCCAACAATTAGGCTTGAAAATTCAATTGAAAACTTATCAAGAGAAGAACTTTTAAAAAGATTAAAAGAAATTCAAAATAAAAAAATAGATATAATTGATCAAACTAAAATTATTGATCATGAGCCTTTAGAAGTAACCCAAGAAAATAATATAAAAGATAGTAAATAATTATAATTTGTTAGAGAAAAACTTTATTAAATTAATTAGGAAAAACATACCTTTTTATAACTTCATTCGTATTGAAACAGTAACACAAAATGGCTTTCCAGATTTGTTATGTATTGGGTCAAAAATGGATACTATTTTAATGGAAGTTAAAGTTGCAAAAGGGAATAAAATAAACCTCTCAAGCCATCAAATAAGCACTAATTTAAGACTTTGGAATATGAAACAAGGATTAAACTATATCATTGTTTATGTGCCTAAATATGAAAGCACCCCTCATCAAGAGTGTTTCTTTCTGTATGAAGGGTTAAAAGTGAAGGAATTAGCCTTAAATGGGGTAAACGAACCCCCAACAGCGAATAATTGGCATACTATATGTAGTTATTTGTTAAAGGTTCACGAACCACGAACCAAAAAACCTAGGAAATAAGCCATTTATAACTTACGATAACTTTTATTTTCGTACCTTATCCAAAAAACCCCCAGAAATTGGGCATTGTTCACGATTAATGGCTAGGTACTTAGAAAAAATGGTAAAAATGGCTGTTTTTAGCCGATTATGAGAACCTGGATCCAGGCACCTTTTTTTATTTAGAGTGCTTGTGACCATGTTTTAAATTTTCAGCCATGAATTTTTCATATGGAAACGATTTTTCTAGGGGGTACCCCCTTTTTTAGTATAAAAAGGCCCTAGGAGTCCCAATGGTATCCAATAATAATAATTTAGAAAACTATTCTGATGAAGAATTAAAGTTAATGCTAGCAATTGCTATGCATGATGACAATGAAGCTGCACAAAGTAGCTTTATGCATTTTGTCAAAAAGGTCTGGCCAGAATTTATTGATGGTTATCACCATAATGTATTAGCAAAAAAGTTCGAAGAGATAGCATCTGGTAAATTAAAACGATTAATTGTTAATATGCCACCAAGACACACTAAGTCTGAGTTTGCTTCGTACTTGTTTCCCGCCTGGTTGATGGGTAAAAAACCAAAAACAAAAATAATACAAGCAACACACACAGCAGAACTCTCATATAGGTTTGGTAGAAAGATGAGAAACCTAATGAACGATGAACAGTATAGAAGAATTTTTAAAGAAGTGTATTTACGAGCAGATTCAAAAGCATCTGGACGATGGGACACAAATCATGGGGGAGAATATTTTGGTGCTGGTATCGGTGGTGCTATTACTGGTCGTGGTGCAGATTTACTTATCATCGATGACCCTCATTCAGAGCAAAGTATAACTGATACAAGTTTTGATAATGCATTTGAATGGTATGTGTCTGGACCAAGACAAAGACTTCAGCCTGGGGGAGCTATAGTTGTTGTTATGACAAGATGGTCTGAAAGAGATTTGACCGGGAGATTGATAAGGCAACAAGCAGAAGTAAAAGCAGATGAGTGGGAAGTTATAGAGTTTCCAGCAATACTACCAAGTGGTAGTCCAATTTGGCCAGAGTATTGGAAAAAAGAAGAGTTAGAGAAAATTCAAGCAAACTTACCTGTTATGTCATGGGAAGCACAATACCAACAAAAACCAACTTCTGAAGAAGGAGCAATCATTAAACGCGAATGGTGGAAAATGTGGAAAAGAGAAGAAATACCTGAGCTGCGTCACATCATACAAAGTTATGATACAGCCTTTAGTAAAAAGGAAACAGCAGACTTTAGTGCAATTAGTACTTGGGGTGTGTTTCGTACAGAGTTTAGTAAAGATAATATTATATTATTAGATTGTATAAAAGATCGTTGGGAGTTTCCAGAATTAAAAAAAATTGCTCTTGAGCAGTATAATTATTGGGAACCAGAAACAATTATTGTTGAAGCAAAAGCAAGTGGGCAACCATTAATACAAGAGCTGCGTCAAGTAGGAATTCCTGTCGTTAGTTATTCTCCCTCAAGAGGAAATGATAAATTAACAAGGGTAAACTCTATTTCTCCAATTTTTGAAGCTGGACAAGTTTGGGCTCCAGAGGGAAAAAAATTTAGTGAAGAGATGATTGAAGAGTGTGCTGCTTTCCCATATGGGGAGCATGATGACCTTGTTGATAGCATGACTCAAGCAATGATGCGTTATAGACAAGGTAATTTTCTTTCGTTAAAAGATGATTATCAAGATCCTTTGAAAGAATACAAAACCTATGAGTATTACTAAGGACTAGATTTGTATTAGTGAATAGGATATAAAAAGTTATGGCTGAAAATAACATTGACAAAAAACTAGAGGCCGTGCTCGGTGATACATTAGAGACGGCTATTGAAAATGAATCTCCAATTGATATAGAAATAGTTTCTGAAGAAACTGTCATTTCTGACGAACCGTTGGACGCGAACGATGATTTTTATGACAATCTAGCAGAAGACATGGAAGACTCAGATCTTCAATATATTTCTTCTCAATTAATGGAGGAATATGAAAATGATAAAACATCTAGAGATGAATGGTCCAGAACATATACAAAAGGTTTAGATCTATTAGGTTTTAAGTATGATGAAAGATCTCAACCCTTTCAAGGAGCAAGTGGTGTTACACATCCTTTATTAGCAGAAGCAGTTACACAATTTAGTTCTACAGCCTTTAAAGAAATGATGCCTTCAGGTGGCCCGGTCAGAACGCGTGTCATGGGCAAAGAAACATTAGAAGTGTATCAACAATCACAACGCGTTAAAGAATTTATGAATTTTCAAATCACCAATGTGATGGAAGAGTATACACCTGAGCTCGATCAGATGTTATTTTATTTACCACTTAGTGGTTCTACTTTTAAAAAAGTTTACTATGATGGGCAGCTCGAACGTGCTGTATCAAAGTTTGTACCAGCCGAAGACCTTGTCGTTCCTTACACAGCAAGTGATTTAGATTCTTGTGATCGCATTACACATGTGGTGAAACAATCAGAAAATGATATTCGCAAAAAACAAGTGGCAGGTTTTTACTTAGATGTAGATCTTAGTCCACCGTCCCCGGATGACGGAACATATTCAAGTGGAGATATAAAATCAAAAATTAATCAAGTTGAAGGAATACAAGCAACGGGAGAAACAAACATGTACACTCTTTTAGAGTTTCATGTAGATTTAGATATAGATGGTTTTGAAAACAAAGATGATAAAGGAAAACCAACAGGTATTAAAATCCCTTACATTGTAACTATTGATGAACAATCAGGAAAAATTTTATGTATTCGTAGAAACTATGATGAAGGTGATGAAACATTTAAAAAGAAACAATACTTTGTCCACTATAAATTTTTACCGGGATTAGGTTTTTATGGTTTTGGATTAATACATTTAATTGGTGGTTTATCACGAACAGCGACACAATCACTTCGTCAGTTGATTGATGCAGGAACGTTATCAAATTTACCTGCAGGTTTCAAAGCACGTGGTTTACGAATTAAAGATGATGATGCACCATTACAACCTGGAGAGTTTAGGGATGTTGATGCACCGGGTGGCGCGATACGCGATGGATTAATGCCTCTTCCTTATAAGGAGCCATCACCAACATTATTTCAATTATTAGGATTTGTTGTACAGGCAGGACAACGATTTGCTCAGATAGCTGACATGCAAGTGGGTGATGCAAATCAAGGAGCACCTGTTGGAACGACTATTGCATTATTAGAACGCGGTTCGCGTATCATGAGTAGTATTCACAAAAGAATGTATTATTCAATGCAAAAAGAATTTAAACTTTTAGCAAAAGTAATTCAAAGTTATTTACCAGAGGAATATCCTTATCAAGTAGTTGGGGGAGATAGAAGCATAAAACAATCAGACTTTGATGATAGAGTTGATGTTATCCCGGTTGCTGATCCAAATATATTTTCTATGTCGCAACGAATTCAATTAGCACAAACACAATTACAATTAGCAACAAGTGCACCACAGCTGCATGATGTAAAAGAAGCCTACATCAGAATGTATGAAGCACTTGGTGTAAGTGATATTGACAAAATAATGAAGTTAGAAAAACCAGAACCAATGAGCCCAACACAAGAAAATCAAAAGCTTATTGATTCAGATAAGATAGAAGCATACGAAGGACAAAACCATGATGCTCATATTCAAGCTCACCTTAGCTTTGGTATGTCTCCCATTGTCCAATTAATGCCACAAATAGGAATTGATTTAAATAAACATATTTTAGAACATGTAAGTCTTAAAGCAAAAGAAATGGTGTCTTCGCAAGTAGAACAAGCTGAGAAACAAATGGGTCAAACAGCTCAAGCAGAAAAATTAGATGATATGAAAGAATCAGAGATTGCTAAATTAGAAGCACAGTTCATGCAAGAAGTAAGACAACTACAACAACAAATGAGTGGAGAAGGTCAGCCAGATCCTATTGTTCAGTTAAAACAACAAGAACTGCAACAGCGAGCAATGAATGATCAAGCTAAGTTACAAATTGATCAACAAAAATTAGGATTTGATCAACAAAAACTACAACAAAAAGATACTATAGATAAAGCAAGAATTGAATCATCTGAAGATATTGCTCAACTTAGAGCCAATGTTAATTTGAAAAAGATGAATAAGGATGGTAATAAATTTATAAAGGCGGGATAATGAATCAACCAGTAAAAGAACTAGTAATTCCTCAACAAGTATTTGATATATTTTTAGATCATGTAGATAAGTTTGTAAGCTTTCACGTGAAAAATGAATCAGCTGCTCTTATTATGGCCGAAGCGTTAATAGTAAAAATAAAACAATTGTTTATGGGTAAAGGCTATACAGAAGAGGATGCTTTACTATTTATAGAACATGCTTTACAAGAATTAAATGATGATAAACCAACTATACATTGAGGTAAAAAATGAAATTTAAAAATGCAAAAATGACTATTGTTCCTCAAAAAAACCCATTTCCTAATACCAAAATTGCTTCAACAGCAGAGAAAGTTTACTCTCCTTTTGTAGTAAAAGATAATAAAGGATCTGGGCCTCAAGGACAAACAAGTCGAATGCAAATTAAAAAAGTAGCTTTCAAAGGCGTAAAATAGTATATTGTTCGACTTTAACAAAGGAGGTTTTATGAACCTATTAAAAGATCTCTGGTCACATATCAAAGAGTGGTCAGATTGGAAAATGAAGGACTGGATTAAAGCTGCTATAGTAGCCATCGTTGTTCTCTGGATAATTAGCTGGATGACAGGTGGAGCAGCATAATGCTTAATCTACTCGGCGGTTTACTTGGTGGCGGAAAAGGCGGAGCCTTAGCAACTATTTCAAAAGTTGTCGATGAACTTCATACATCAGAAGAAGAGAAATTAGATAAAAAAATATTAATGCAACGCTTACAACAAAAGCTTGCAGAAAAACAATTAGATGTTAATGCAAAGGAAGCCAGCCATCGCAGCGTATTCGTTGCTGGCTGGCGACCTGCAATAGGTTGGTGTGGAGCCCTTGCCTTATTTTTTGCTTTTATATTATCACCATGTATTGAATGGTATGCAAAATTTTCAGGTATGGATATTGTCCCACCTGCTATAGAAACTGGTCCTCTCCTGGCTATAGTCACTTCAATGCTCGGAGTTGCAGGCATGCGTAGTTTTGAGAAGGCGAAAGGAATTGCTAAATGAAAAAAAATTTAAAAAAAGTCCCAAAGAATAATAAAGGTTTAAAGAAGTTACCTACAAAAGTAAGAAACAAAATGGGTTTCTTAAAAAAAGGTGGTATTGTAAAAAATAAAAAATAATGCCTCTAACAAAAAAAGGTAATAAGATCATGAGATCTATGAAAAAAACTTATGGTAAAGATGCCAAAAAAGTTTTTTATGCTTCAAGAAACAAAGGAAAGATAAAAGGAGTAGAAAAAAAGAAATGACTTACGAAGAATTATCAGACTCAGTAAAGTTAAGTGAAGGTTTTCGGGATCACATATACATGGATACTGAAGGTTTTGCTACGATAGGCTGGGGACATAAACTGACAAAAGAAGATAAATTTGAAGATGGTAAAACATATTCAAAGGAAGAACTACAAGAAGTATTTGATAAAGATTTAAATACTGCACTTGGTAAAGCTAGACAACTTATGCAAGATCATGGTGTTTCTGATTTACCTACAGCCGCACAACATACCATTACCGAAATGGTATTTCAACTTGGGCCTACAGGCGTGTCTAAGTTTAAAAATATGTGGAAATGCCTGCAAGACCGAAATTTTAATGGTGCAAGTTTAGAGATGTTAGACTCAAAATGGAATCGTCAAACTCCAAATCGCTGTAAAAAATTATCGGATCAAATGAAATCATGCGAATAGAAAATTTTTTTACATATTATAAAAAACAATTATTAGATAGACAAAAACAAGTAGAAGAGGCTATATTAGGTGGCTTGTGTAAAAGTTGGGATGATTATAGATATCTGACCGGGAAACTTGACGCACTTAAACAAGAAGTACAGGAACTCACGGACCTGCTAAAAAAACAGGAGCTAGAAGATGACGACTAAACCTAAATTAATTGTTCCAAAACATGTTTGGGATGGTGCAGAAAAACAAAAAGAAAAAAAAGAATTAGAAAAAATTCCAAAACCTGTTGGTTGGAGAATAGTTTTATTTCCTCTTAAATTAAAAGGTAAAACAAAAGGTGGAGTTATTCTTACTGATGAAACAGTAGAAGAATCACAAATAACAACAAATATTTGTAAAGTCTTAAAGACTGGATCTTTATGTTATAAAGATAAAGAGAGATATCCTGATGGTCCTTGGTGTAAAGAGGGTGATTGGGTTATAATAACTCGCTATGCAGGATCTAGAGTTAAGATTGATGGTGGAGAGTTACGTATTATTAACGAAGATGAAATTCTGGCAGTCGTTGATGATCCAAGAGATATATTGCCAGCCAACATAATGTAACATGGAGAACTCTATGCAACCACAAGCGACTACCGACCAAGATAAAATGGTTCCTATCGACACTTCTGGAGAATCAGTAGATGTAGAAGTAAAAGACGAAGAAAATAAAAATGAGGTACTTGAAACTCAAGAAAAAGCAGAGGAACAAGTAGAAGAAAAAAAATCTGATAACAAAGAAGAAGCAGAAGAATACTCAGCTGCTGTACAAAAAAGAATAGATAAACTTACTTACAAATTAAGAGAATCTGAAAGACAAAAAGATGAAGCCTTAAAATATGCAGGTACCTTAAAAAAAGAAAATGAAAACATAACAAAAAAAGTAAGACAAGTAGATGATGGGTATTTGGAAGAATATAAAAAAAGAGTTGGTTCTGAATTAGATAAAGCACAAGCTGTTTTAGCATCAGCTATAACAAGTGGAGATGCAAAAGCACAAGTAGAAGCTCAAAAAGCTATTGCTAAACTTACAATAGAAGAAGAGCGAGCAAAAATGACTGAGGCTCAAAGAACTAATGAAAAAACACAACCTGTTCAACAACCTCAATCACAAGCACAACCTCAAGTACAACAAAGACAAGCAGAACCAGATCAAAAAGCTGTTGCATGGGCAGAGAGAAATGAATGGTTTGGAAAAGATAAAGGTATGACTTTTACTGCAATGGCTTTTCATGAAGAATTAATTAATCAAGAAGGATTTGACGGAAAGAGTGATGAGTACTATAATGAACTTGACAAACGAATTCAAAAAGAGTTTCCTCATAAATTTGAGGGGAATAAAGACAAGAGTAGCCGAGTCGTCCAAACGGTTGCTTCTGCTAATAGATCGACAAAATCTGGACGTAGAACTGTGAGACTCACACCTTCGCAGATAGCTATTGCAAAAAAACTTGGTGTGCCACTTGAAGAGTACGCAAAACACGTGAAGGAGGCGTAAATGACTGAAACAATTAAAAAAACCTCACGCAAATTAGAAACCCGTGAAAAGGATGTTCGAAAAAGGGGATGGGTTCCTCCTTCGAACCTTGAAGCACCCGAACCACCAGAAGGTTTTCACCATCGGTGGGTAAGAGCTGAATATCGTGGTATGACTGATGAAAAAAATATTATTGGTAGACTACGAAGTGGGTATGAGTTTGTGAAAATAGATGAATATCCCGATAGATTGGATTTACCTTCTATTGCTGACGGCAAATACAAAGGTGTGATAGGAATTGGCGGATTATTATTAATGCGTTGTCCTGAAGAAGTTAAAGAAGACCGGGATGAATATTTCCGTAATCTTACTAATGAAAAGACAAATGCTATAGAAAATGATCTCCACAAAGAAGAGCATCCAGCGATGCCAATCCATCAGGAAAGGCAAAGCAGAGTAACTTTTGGAGGCAAAAAATCTTAATGAGTAAGGTTCATGTCTCTAAAAAAGTAATAGGAGACTGATATGGCTAATATAGATGCCGCTTTCGGTTTACGTCCAATTGCTAAAGTGGGTTCCGCTCCTGGTGGAACTACTGGAACAACTAAATACTCTATAGGTGACAACCAAAGCACTGCGATATTCACTGGCGACCCCGTCAAATATAAAAATGATGGCACAGTTGAAGTAGCTACTGCAAGTGACGCACTTTTAGGTGTATTTTTAGGCTGTTTTTATACAGATCCAAGCACTTTAAAACCGACGTTCCGAAATTTTTTCCCAGCTTCGACATCACCTGGTGATGCGATAGCTTTCGTTTGCGACGACCCAGACCAAATGTATGTTGCACAGCAAGATTCAGTTGGCGCTAATGCAGTTGCCGCAAACCTTAACGAAAACGCAAATCTCGTTTTCGGCGCTGGAAGTACCACTACGGGTATTTCTGGAGTAGAAATAGATTCTAGTACCTTAGCTACTACTGCAACTCATCAAGTGAGACTTGTTTCATTTTATGACACGCCAAGTAATGACGCTACTGCTAACAATAGTGA